GTAAGCCATTTACAATGGTATCAACAAATAAATTTAGACGAAGTATTTAATTTATGAACTGGAATAACGACAAACTAAACGAAATACAACAATTAGAATATAATTTAATTTATAATGTTAATTGTGGTAGTTATAGCACTTTATTTACTAAATTTATGCACTCAACAAGTGAATGGATAGATAAAGAAAGTAATGCTAAAGAGATACACATTAGCCCTTATAAACAGCAACTAGATAAAGATGTGAAGTTAATAGCTTATTACATAGAATCAGGAATGATAACAGATGATGCTTTAAAATTAGCTGGTATTGATAAATCTGGTTTTTATGATAGGATAAACGATACACATAAGCTAGTATTAAATGCTGCTAGGAAAAAAAGAAAACACAATAGAAATTATTAATATAAACAAATAAAAAACAAGTAAAAATGGCTACAATAGCAACAATCTCAATAGACTTAAACAAGTTAGATAAGTCTAAAATTATCGAAGGTAAAAACGGTGCAAAGTATTATAATCTTAATATTACACTAAACGACCAAACAGACCAATACGGTAACAATGTACAAGTATCAGAACCTCAAACAAAAGAGCAAAGAGATGCTAAAGAAAAGAAAGTATTTTACGGTAACGGTAAAGTATTTTGGACTGATGGCAAAAGTACAATAGCTGAAAAGAAAGTAAGTACTGCCCCAGTAGAATCACAAAATACAAACGACGATTTGCCATTTTAACATTTTTTAACATTTGTATATAAAAATAAATATATACATTTGCCACATAATAANAAAATAATTATATACATTTGCCACATAATAACCGCCACAATGAAAACTAATTTTAAAATATGCCCTTTGTTAAATGGTTACTTGGCGGTTTCCATTTTTCAAGGGGCTTTTTAATTATTATGAATATCCAACAATCTTACATTTCAGGAGTTATAGATACTCTTATTGAAACGTATCAAATTGAAAACGGTAGTATAGAAAAAGATAAAGAGCTAAACTACTATTTTAAACAATCAAATAACTATTTAGAAGTTATGTTTAATGCTAAAATATCATTATCTAGTAAATGGAATAAAGATAATGAGTATCATGAAAGCAGAATAACATTATCAGAAATGGATACTTTACAATCATTTATAGCAGACGTATTAACTCACTTATCAGAAATTCATTCAAAATCAATTAACTATATATAATATGAAAAACTTATTTAAAAACTTAGCAGCATTTCAACAAGAAGTACCAGTAATACACAAAGGAACTCAGGGATATGGCTATAGCTATGCTAACCTATCAACTATTTTTGAAGTAATTAATCCACTATTAAAAAAGCACGGTTTAGGATTTACACAATTAGTAGGAACTAATGAAATTAAAACTATCATTTTTGATATTGCAAGTGGTGAGTGTTTAGAAACTACTACTAATATACCTGACAATGTAGATTTAAAAGGTATGAATAAATTTCAAGTTTTAGGTAGTGCTATTACTTATATTAGAAGATACGCTTTGTCAAGTGCTTTAGGATTGATTACAGATAAAGATACAGATGCAAGTGGTGAGCAAATAAAAGCAACTACTCAAACATCACCAAAACCAAATCTAAAAGAGCAAGTTGAAACTGCTAAAGCTAAAATAATTACAGCTACTAGTTTAGAAGATTTAAAAAATAAATATACGTCTTTAACTAAAGTAGAAAAAGCATTTCAAGAAGTAATTGAATTAAAAGATAAATTAAAAGAAACTTTAAAATAATGGAAAATTTAGATATAATTATAAAGAATTTAGGTAGATATAATATTGATATAGAAAATGACTATAGCGATATTTTTGATAGTGGTTTTTCTGATTCTGAAAAGGTAAGTAAATTAGCTTACCTTATTGGTAAATGTCAGGGCTTAATCAGATGCGTACAATTAGATTTAATCAATTTAAAAGAAATAGAAAATGCCAAGAGTTAGAATAGAATTAGACCAAGACAAATTTAACTCAATGCTTTTAAACGGTGCTTTAGAAGGTGTTAAATACGAGATTAAAGAAGTAGTTATAGAAGATGACTTATTTAAAGATGATAGTATTTATCAGGAGTTAAAAAGTAAGTCTATAAATGCTTATAAAGACTTGAAAAAATACGAATTTAATAAGAGAACGAATCATAAAAACTAAATAAAATGCAAACAAAACAAACACTCAAATCAATACTGCCATATATAATTATAGGCATATTAATAGTAATACTTTTTTTTATTATGAAGGATTGTAGCCATAAACCTAATTTAGTAGTAACTCCAAACGATAGCATTAATACTGTTATAGCTGAAAAGGAGCAAATAATAGATTATATTAAAAATGATAATGCTATTTTAAAAGCTAAAATAGACAGTTTAAAGACACTTAAACCTAAAGTGATAGTTAGATATAAAACGGTTTATGATAGCCTTATATTAAGCGATACATTGTGTATTAATCAACTTGTTACACTTTATAATGAATGTAATAAAATTGATAGCATTAATAATGCCATTATTTCAAATCAGGAAACTCATATAATGAATGATAGCCAAATAATTGGTAACTTAACAGATATTATAGCACTTAAACAGCATAGGATAACAAGTGATAGTTTAGTTGTTGAAGATTTAACTATGACTGTTAAGAAAGAGAAACGTAAAGGTAAGTTAAAGACTATTCTAGGTAGTGCTATTGGTGTACTTATGGGTATTGGTATCGGTAGTTTGAGATAATAACTCAAAGCTAAAAGAACGTTTTAATGTCTTTTAGCAACTGTTATACGTTGTTATTAGTTAACTCATCTATCTTAGCTTGTTTGTCTTTACTTCCTTTAGATGAACCAAAATAATAAGATAATACAATTACTACTATATTAGTACTAGATGTTAATATCATCATAGTTGTAGTTTCATTACTTTTTACTTCTTTAAATAATACAAAAAGTATTACTATTAAGAATTGAATTACAGCTCCTAATGCTAATAATTCTACGATGTTTTGTTTTAGATATTGTTTCATTTTGTTATAGTTATATATATTTTTTGACCTGATTTTTTAGCTGTTTCAATCTTATTATATAATTTATTTGTAGCTAATGTACTTTCTGTTACCATGTTATTTTTCTTACGAGTGCCACAAATTAAGCAACCTAAACTGTCTATTTGAGTATTGCCCTTGTGTATTCTTATACCCTCATAGCCTTTAACGTTTTTAAGTATAGGCATAAATATCTTAAATCTATTGCTTAACGTCCAATCTACTTCATATCTACCGTATGGAATAGCAGTTAATCCGTATATCTTTTTAGCTACTATTTCAGCTAATGACATACTATCTGTTAATCCTCTGTCTTTATCTTCTAATATATAGCACTCAAATACCCCATCAATAGATAAAGAACCTATTGTACTTTCTTCTGTAAATGTTTCACGTTTTAATATTAATTCCATATCTATTAATGTTTTAAAGTATTCTAAGCGTCTTAATGTCATGCTTTAGCTCTAACTGTTTTAACTCTAACCCGGGTATCATGCAATATAGCCACAAAATTAATACCACTAAAAGTATCTGTTTTCTGGCTTGTTGGTTTATTTAACATATCAAAACGAGCATTAAATTTAACTTCCTGTATTTTATTATCTGATACTATTTGCTGTATTTGTGCTTTTAAATCATTATACACATCCGTTTGCTTTTGCTCAAATCTAAAATAACCAGCCACTAATCCGCAAATCAATAGCAGATCTTTTACATCAAACGTTAATGTATTGAATTTAATTGCTGCCATTTATATAGATTCTGCTGTCATTAATGAATTAATAAATGAAGTTCTTACATTTGGGTATTAATTTCTGTTGCCATTATTTTGTTCTTTATTTATTAATTCGTTTAATCTTGCATTTTCTTTTTTTAACTCATCACAAGCCCTTGCTTTATTAAGCAAAAAATTTAAACTTTCTAATGAGTTAAAGACCTCTATGCCTTTTGCCGTAGCGTTTAAAATAAAATTATTTAAAATCTCATAAGACAATTCGTTTGTTAGTTGTGTATTTTGCATAATGTTTTAAGCTAATGTTACGGATTTCCATCCACCGTTATATATATAAAATTTATTATTTGTAGAATCGTAAACCATTGGCACTCGTCCAGTTTTTGTAGTTGGAATTCCAGTGGGAACTCCTGCACAAGACGGTATATAAAAAAAACCATCTGTTGCAGTTGTTGCTAATGCAGCAGAACCTACAACTACGTTATGATTAGTATCATGATGGAATTTACCTTTAAGGTCAAACAGATTAGTATTTGCAGTATGAATATCCGCCATTGTTCCAATTCTTAACCCAACATTATCTAATCTTGTTGCGATATTTGTTCCAGTATGACCTATAAAATTTTGAATAACAGAACCCCTAATCATTATAGGGTAAGGATTTGAACCCGGTCCCCCATTACTTATTTGAAGATAATCTCCACTTCCAATTGCAGTTCCTGTAAAATTTCCACCTCCCGTTTGACCCCATCTAAGAAATTGAGCAAATCTATTATTGGTTAATGTTTGATTACATTGAATGCCAGGCGTTCCTGCCGTTGAACTATCAGTAAAATTAATAAAAGAATCCCCTATATTCATTGATTTTCCAGAAATAGACCTAACCAAAGCGCCTGTAGAATTGATAGACCATTGAGTTACACCATTTCTTTTAAAATTAACGTCAAAATTATCATTAGTACCTATACTCATAGCCACTCCTAATGAATTACCATTTTGAAGTATTGCTGTACCTTGAAAAGCTACCCAAGAAGTTCCATTGAATCTTAATGTAGTTAATGTTGCAGTAATAAAAACTGTATTATTATTAACTGGAGTTACATAAGTATAAGAAGCACCATTCCATGTTGCTATTTTATTGCTATTACCAACCCATACTCCTGTCGGTGAAGTCCCAACTAAATATCTATCTCCTATAACTGGAGAACCTGGAGGAGTATTAGTTTGTGATATAACAACACCTAAGTCAACTGTTGTGCTTCCGATAACTAAACTTAAATAATTAGCAAGTTTTAAAGAAGTAACAGCCTTTTCGTTGTCTGTTCCGGTTTGAACTTCCGAATCTGTAGCTAACTGAATATATCCTGAAGTCGTTTCCGTTGCTCTTTCAATGTTTCCTTGAACAATATAAAAGTTAGCTCCAACGGTTGCATGATTGCCAGAAGCAGAAGCCGTAACACAAACAATCTCATCGTAAATATCAACATTAATTCCTGAAGGGCCACCTATTTTACCTGCAACTGTTACTTCCCATCTGTCCCCTTTGTTACTTGCAGGATAGTTTGGATTTGTAGAACAATCGATTGGACCTCTATTGCCACCAACAGCAGAAACGTATGTGTCAAATTGAATTTTAGTAATAGGTTCTTGTGGGTTAACGGCATCTTTAAGATTAATAATAGTATTATTATTTGCATTAATATCACCACTTATTGAATTATCTTCACTTCTAACTTGTTCTAAAGTAGGGGTTGAACCACTACTAAAATAAGGTAAACTATTCCAGGCTGTAACCCCATTACCTATTTTAAATTTAGGTGTTGTTAACAAACCATCTGTTTCTATCCCAATTTGCCCTACTAATAAAGTAGGATTAGCACTAGTGAAATTTGCAGCAGTATTTACATAATGTTGTAAAGTCCAATTAATTTTACCATTACTATCTATACTACTATCTCCAGTAAATAGGTCTTTAATTCCAGTAGCATTTATTATATAATTAGCTACTGATTTTAAAACTATTTTACTATTTTGGACTATTAATTTAAATGCCATTTTAAGAAGTTCTAATTGTTACATGGTCTACTAAAATAAATTTATCTGTAAATACAGAAGTAATTTTATTACCACTATCTTTTATTTTAACATCATAGTAAAAATCTCCAACATAATCAACATCTGTAGAAGTAAAAGTAATTGATGTTTCACCTGTAGATGGGCTTGAATGCGATGTAATAGTCTTACTAATTAAAGCCTGAGAATCTGTATCTTGTAAATTTCTTTTAACTGTAAAAAATACAGTAGCCCCAGTTAAATCAATAGCATCTCCAGTATCATTAATAATCTGAATATCTAAATTAAATGTATCTCCTTTTACTCTTTTAATTATCATTTTACTTTAATTAATCTATATTGAAATTTAGCAGTTAATAAGTTTGCTGACGTTGTTAATATTCTAGGTACAAAATCTGTTCTACTAGGTATTTTAATTAAATAGTCAACATCATCAAAATATAAACTACCAAATTGTAATTCAAAAGAAACCTCCAGTTATACTATTAATTACCATATCCTATTCTGCTTTGAGTACAATTATCAACATCATTATTATTATAGTTCTTTTTTCTACCTACCTGGAACATACCTAAATTACGTTTACCTCTAGTTTTAAAAGTATAAACAGTTCCATCAAATGTATAATTAGCTAAAAATAGCTCCCTATTCATTATAGCAAGGTATTTATTAGTTCTATGTTCTACATCTGCTATTAATTCACCTTTACGTTTATCGCTAACCTCTGTACTAGTATCTTCATTATTATTTCTTATTCCAAACTGTGAAATATTGTTACCATGCCATAATAAGAACTTAGAATAAGCACCTAATATTAAATAAGGCTTAATATAAGTATCTAAAAATGACTGTAATTTTGGTCTACTTGTTAAATCTCCTATTAAATCCTGGTAAAATGGTTCATCTACAATAGCTCTAAATTCTAATTCTTGCATATCTTTAATGAAAGAATCTAACTCAGAATCTTTACCAACATTAGCACCTAATTTACAAAAGGTTCTAAACTCTGATTTAATTACTAGGGGTTTGTATGCTGCCATTTTCTAAAGGTTTATAGCCTAATAATTCACGTTTCTCATTAGGTGTTAATACTTCTAATAAATTAGGGTCTATATTTTTAATTGGTGTTAATTGCGTCATAGTAAAATCCTTATCCGGAAAACACATTTTTAAAGGACTAACAGTATTAATTTGTATTTTATTAATTCTATTATTAAATAGAGTAATGTTATCAGCTACAATATTAGTAGCAAAACCTACATTACCACCTAATCCTATAATAAATGTGGGTACTCCAAAAGCTCGTGCCACCTTGTTAGATATTCTTGTTGTTGCTGTGTCTACGGCAGTTAAAATACCCTCATTACTTATTGGTTGATATACAGCAACCTCATCTTTTGTTTTAGCGTTTAATACTAATAGTTTATTACGTCCTGATTCACCTTTAGAATCTTTTACATTACCTGTAAATCCCTCTAATAACTCAGAGATATTATCTTGTTCTGTATTACCCCTCTCATCCGTAGTTTCATTATCAATTTCACCAACAAGTGTTAATATCCCGCTTGGTAAAAATGAATTATTAACAGATTCTAACTCATATTTTGAATGTTCGCCATCTGTTTCAATATCTGATATTGCAGAATGATAGTTAGGAATTGGATAAATATACTGTCCTGGTTTTTTCTTAAAATAGTATAATATTTCCCCTACTGTTTTCCCATCATTATTAGTGTATTGAGCTATCTCAGATAATTGTTCTGGTGTAGCTTTAACCCCTACAAAATATGGATATTTACAGTCCTGATTACTATCATAAGAACTAGAAAATGTAGGATTGTAAATTAAATGTGTTTTAGTTTTTCTAATGTTTTCAAAAGGTATAGCTTTAACTGAAACTATATTACCACCTGTATCTCTTTTAACGTGCAATGCTTCGCCTCCAAAATAAAATTGTTGCCAAAATAAATCCTCTACAACTTCATTAAAAGTTTGCGTTTCATTAGCCATTGTTTTACCTAATGATTCATCTACTAATCCATCAGCATAACTATAATGAACTAAAGCATTTATACAGCTTGTAGCCGTTCCACTTTCTCCAACTATTCTAATTAAGTTTTGAGGGAATTTATTATCTGAATCATATTTAATGATTTCGTTATCATATTTTACCTCTTTAATGGTAACAATTCGATTTAAAAAACCATATAATTTATTAAATTTCATAGTTGTAAAATTAACTAATAAAAATGTTTTTTAGTCTTTACTTAATAAGTATAATTCTTTAATATCCCTAAATTCTTGGTTTATATCTGAGTAACCAGGTAAATGATACACTAGCATTTCTTTAGTCTTAAACCAGTTCATATTTTGCATAATCCAAGTATAATGTGTATCGACTTGAGTTAATTCTTTGTTTATTTCTTCTAGTAATTTAGGTATAGCTTTACGGTTAACTATATAAGCATAACCGCCCCATGTTTTAATACTTCTGTATAATAAACCACTATAGTTAATTAAGCAATTTTGTGGGCTATAACCAGCTAAATGTAAGCAGTCCCAATCTTCTGGTAAATCTAACATAGCATTGTTTAATTTATCTTTAAAATTATTGCAAAAATCTATATCATCTTCTAAAATAAAAACACGCTCATAACCTGAATTATAAGCGTGTTCTAATAGTGATTTATGACTTCTTAAAGCTGCTATCTCAGTAGCTTTTAAGTTATTTTTAGGTATTATGCTTTGCGAGGTCGTCCCCTCCCAGCATTTTGCTTTGATACCAGCTTTTTTACAGTTTCGCTCTGTTTGTTTTCTTCTGTCAGTTCTACTTTTGAGGTTAATAAAATATGCTCGTCCGTAACTTGTACGAATGTTTTTTTTTCTGTGTTTTGTGATTCACTCCACATAGGATTAACTTTTAATAAATGGTGTTGCCCATTTTTAAACATTAATTCACCAAAATAATCATTAAATGATTGTGCTGTTACTACTATTTCTGTACCATCAGATGTTTTAGTAATAATTGTACAGTCTATAAACTCAGGTTTTAAGATGTATTTGTTCATATTATTTACGTTTTAAAATTGTTAATCCATTGTTATTAGTATATTCTTTAAATAAAAACCACTCAGGATTATCATTTAAGAATTCAATTATAGCTGGTTGTAATCCTTTTTTATCTTCTACTTTATAATTTTCCATAATCTCAGGTGTTTGCCATGATGTTGGTTCATCAGTAAAACCATAAGTAGTTGTGTCGTGTAATACAATGTACTTTTTAACTTTATTAGCGTGTAAAATTAATTCTTTTTTTAACTGAGAATATATGTGTAATGTATCAATAAATAATAAATCAGTTTCATTAATAGTTATTTTAGTAGTATCAGCCTTAATAAATTTCCATTTAGGATAAATAAACTCAGCAGTAGTTACATTTGGATTAGTATGTAAATCAATTCCTACTAATGTTTCAGGGTTTCTAAGCATAAAAGCCCATGTAGATACTACATTTCTAACACCCATTTCTGTAATATGGCTACATTCTTTAGAAAGTTCATATAATGTTGGTAAATGTTGATTTATATCACTTTCTGTTTTACAAGCTAACTCGTAATTTTCTTTAATTAATTCACTTTGCATATTGGTTTTTTATTTGGTTTATTTGTTCATTTGTTAAATACTTTTCAATAGCATGATAGCCCAAAGTTCCTAAATAAAACTTTGTTTCACAGCTAAATTTATTAGCTTCTTTTATTGGTGCTAATTTTAATCCTAATTCTTTGCAACCTTTAGCAAAATAAATATCTTCATTAGTTACACCATCATAAGGTATGTTATCAATAATTTTTAACATAGCTGATTTATGTCTAAATGATAAACCACCGTTACCTACAAATGGTTCAAAATTCCAACTAGCCCCAATATAATCCCACTTATAAAACTGTTCAATACCATGCCTTAACAAAGCTGAATCATGCTGTATAATCAATGTATTTTCTTCTGCTATTGATTCCCAAAATTTACGGCTAGTCATTAGTTTATTATAATCTTCAATAGTATGTACATCCCAATTATTATAAAATGTAGAACCATTAGGAATAAAAGGCAAATGATTGTCTAAAGCCTTTGAGATTAATTCATCTCTATTTTCTACTAATATTACTGCTAGTTTATTCATTAAATAAGTTCTTTATTAAAGTTAGGATGTTGTTTTAAAAACTCAGGTAAATTATGTTTTGCAAATGGTACAGCGTTCCATAAATTAATACTAACAGGGTGTAAATCTCCAAAGTTATTTTTAGGTGTCCATCCGTAATGTATTTTATCTAACCAATCTGTTTTAATCTCGTTTGCGTGTCCGAATATCTTATATTTATATCTCATTACTGGCTCAGATTGTGCGGTACTAAAATGATAAATAGTTAATGGGCATTCATTGTTTTGTAAATTATTATTAGCTCCTAAATTTTCAATTCTAATAGGTCTAAATCCATCATAACAAGCCCAATTAAAAGAACGCCAAAAGTTAACATATCCTTTAATTCCATAATAACGCTCTTTATTTGTATAAGCGTAATTTAAAGCATTATCTAACTCACTAGGTTCAAATACCTCATCAGCATCAATAGTAAGTACTAAATCGTACCCCATTGAGTAATTATGTACTTGTCTACGGTGTTGGTTTTCTGCTTGGTAATTATCATACTCATCCCATATTAATTTATCTCCTAAAGTTTCAGAAGCTATTTTATATATTTCTTCTTTAGTGTCTGGGCATATTTCTGTAGTTCCAAAACCATGTGATGGCTTAGAAGTATAAGCTACTACTATTTTTTCACAATGATTTTTTACTGATAGTAAAGATTCTTTTAAATATTCTTTACCATAGTGAATGGTCATTAGTCCTATTACTCGCATATTTCTATTAGATTTTATAAATTCTTGAAATCCTATCATGCTGCTAAGTTAATAATATTTTCGACTTGATGTTTAAATGTAAAGAAATTTTTAACAAAATTATTATTGGCAGTTGCTAAATGATTTCTCGTATAATCATCTTCTAAATAAAAATCTATATGTTGTTTTAATGTATTAAAGTCTTTAAACGATGGAATGTTTCTAAATATTTCTTTCATATTAATATGCTCATAAGTTAAGCACATTACACCACTACCCAATATTCTTAACAGTCTATCACTATTATAAGTATCACAGTCAAAGTGGCTAACATTTATAGCTATTTTTGCACCTCTGTATGCTTTAGCTTCTTCATGCTGAGAATGATTAAAGTTACCGTTACCGTATGCCCAGCCAGAACCATAAACACCAAATCTATTTCCGTATTCATTTTTTAAAAAGTCTACCATATCAATTCTAAACCCACTCATAGGAAAATAACCACGTCCATAGTTATTACCCATAAATACTATTTCAGGCATTTGTAATGCTTCTCCAATAGGTGTATATATTGTTGGGTCGTAACCTATTTCTAAAAAGTCAGATTTAAAACCTAATGCTCTCATTTTGTAAACATCCTCCATATTAGAAAATGATGTACAGTTAACATATGGTGCTAAATCTACCATCCATTGAGGTACTTCATGTCGTTTATCACCAGTCCAATTAATTACAAAGCATCCGCTATTTTTAGCATATTCACACGTTTCAATACTAATAATATTAGGAGCTTGTATCTGCATAAATAGTATGTCTGGTTTAAACATAGCTATCATGTATTGAGCTTTCTCATTAACTTGGCTATCACCTGTGCTAATTTCTCTGTAATTATCTTCACCAACAACATCAATAAACGCTTGTTGGAATCCGTTATATGGCTTTGGTTGAACGCATAAACCTACGTGTAATATTTTCATAATCAATCTTTGGTTTCAAAATATAAAAACGCTACAATAATAATTGTACCGCAAATTATCATTATTTGGAAGTCTGTCATAATTAATGGTGTGGGAATATAAAGTGATAAGGTTCAGGAACTTTAGGAGTTAATTTATTGTAAGTTCTATACTGTGTATTATGTAAATGTATAGCGTGTATTGTCTTACTTGGGTTAGAAACAATATAACCAGCTTGTTTTAATTCCCAAGCTATTTTATTATCACATCCTGGAATACCTAAATGATAATGCCCTATATTGTGTTTTACTGCACCATTAAATACCCATGCATCCTGGCTATCTTTACGGTTAAATAAAACAGCACCACCATTATTATAATCCCAACGAGATAAAGCTAGGCACTCGTTTTGTCTTAAATACCTAACCTCTAAAATAGTTTCATCAAAGAATATATCAGAATTAGCTATTATATTTATTCTATCAGGATATTCTAAAGTCATTTGAAACATTTGATTAAATGTTAAACGGTCTTTAATCTCAATTACATTAAAGTAAGGCACTCCATTTATATTTAATTCTTTGTTTCTTTTTAAACAAAAATCTAATTCTTTTTGGCGTTCATCATCACCACAATCATAAACCTGAACAAATAAATTAATAGTCTTTAATTCAAATTCACCTCTCAAAGCCCTAATTCTAAAGTCATTATCTATGCCTTGTTTCTTTAACCAGTTACCTAGTAACATAACTGCTTCACTAATACAAGCTCCACAGTTAAGATTCATATTATAATTACATAACTCAAAAGATAATGATTTTAATAAATGCCTATTTTGAACTGGGGTTTGTAATGCTCTTGTTACTTCATTTATCATGCAACAAATATAAATAAAAAATCCTAACCAAGTAATGATTAGGACTTTTTTTGTAATTAATTTAGTTTACTATAAATTTGAACTTAAAGAATCTAAATATGCAATGTTTTGAGCTAATGTAGCTACTGTACCATTAATACTGAAGTATTGTGGCATAATAGTTTGTTCGCCTGATAAAGTTACTTTATAAGCTGTAGAATCGTTTAATACTGTTCCTGTTCCACCTTCAGCAGCAGAGGCATTTAAACCAATTTCTAAGCCTAATACAATAATTTTACCGTCATTCATTTGCATAAATACTACTAAGTCATCAGCATTACATAGCTTTTGAATAGATAATAATTCAGTTGGTGTAGAATAAAATAACTCCATCATAGCTGTATGATTAAATGTATTCACATTTTCACCAGCAGTCAATGCCCATGTAGCAGAGTTCTTATCTCGTTTACCTATAAATTTATATAAGTAACTTGGCAAAGAACCTACAGTAGACATTGAAACCGAGTTTACATACCCAGCGTTATCAGTTGTTGTAGTTATATTAGCCTTTAAACCAACCCATACACGTTTATTAACCCCACCTACTTTGTTTAGGGCTTCACATCCTGGATTTAAACCAGCGATTAAGTCGTTACAAGTTGCCATTTTTTATTATTTGTTTTTTAATATGTTAAAAATTAAGAGGGGCTTACGTTCCCCTCTCAGTTAAATTAGAAACCAGCGAAACAGTTTAAAGCTCCGTAAGCATAGTTATAACCAGCTTTGTAGCGTAAACGTGTATAGTTAGTATCTTGTAAAGGCTCATACCACATTACTACTTTAGCTGTATCTGTTAAAGCATCAGTTACAATGTAGTGATTGCTAGGTACAGTTAATAAAATACGGTATGGGTTAGCTGCTGCTGCTGGTGAACCAGTTGCAAAGTCAGTAGCGATATATTTACTAATTACTTGAGTATTTACTAATGGAATACCTCTGTAAGATAAAGTAGGTACACCGTTAACTAATACATCTCTTTGTGCTCCAACACCTGAGAATTGAGTACTAGATAAATACTTTTCCCAAGCTCTGTAAACCGCATCCTCAACAAACATTACTTTTTGGTTATCAGGAATGAATTTTAATTCATAAGATTGAGCATCCCAAACAGCATCAAAAGTAGCTACGATGTTAGCAACTTGTAAAGATGTTGAAGTAATTGCACCACCATAAGTAGTACCATCAGAAGCTAAATAACCAGCTTTTACTTTTTTGTAAATACCATCAAATGCAGTATAGTTTGAGTCAGATAATGTAGTATCACCTAAGAAAACAATACGGTATAAATCACGTGCTGCTGTTTCTGCAATAGTTTCTAAGATATAAGTTTCAATCTCAGTACCTGTTAAATCGTTAATATCAACACCTTTTTTACGTACTGTTTCAGCAATAGTAGCATCAAATACATCAGAACATTGCTCTAATTGAGCTTGCATATCAACTACTGCTAAAGTAAATGATGTGATAGCTGTACCTGTACCAGTTGCAGTATTGTTACATCCTGAACGTTTTTTAGTAATCTTATCCATTAAAGCATCTTTGTACATAATCTTATTAGATTGTACATCTTCAATGATTTGGAAACCTAAATCTTTTAATCCTAAGTACCCATAAAGTTTTTGCATTACCAAGTCTTTAAACTCAGATTGCTTACCTGTATAGGTAGTCATACTTGTTACTTTGTTATTTGCCATTTTATTTTGTTTTTAATTGTTTATATTTTGTTATTTATTTCTTTTTTAAACGAGCAGCAACCCCATCAAAAATTGATTCTTTTACTTCTACTGGTTTTGCATTGTTAAATACTTGCTCAGTTACATCAAACTTAGCACCGTTACCGATAATAGTTTTTTTCAATGCCACAAACTCAGTATTAATTACTTCTAGGTTTGCTTTGATTTCGTTTGATTCTGTTTGAGCTGCTAACAATGCTGCTTCTTTTTCAGCTAATTGTGCTTTGATAGTTTCTAGTTCAGCTTTTAAAGCATCTGTGTTATCCTCCATTGGAGCGTTAACAACTTCTGAAACTTTACCGCCTTCTACTTTAATTGTTTTGCCATCGTTATCTTTGTAAACACCATTTGGAGCATCTACTTTGTTACCATCAGCATCAACAATATAAGCGCTTGCACCAGTAATATCCTCTGTTTCAGATTCAATTACTAAATTAACTGGCTCACCAGCTTCATTTGTAACAGCAATATCCATATTAACAAAATCTTTTTTAAAGTACTTAGCTAACATAGTTCCCATTTTATCAATGGCTGCTAGGATTTGGTTTTGTTTTTCTTCCATTTTATTTGATTTTTGATTTGTTTTATCTTTAATATCAATCATAGCCACTAGCTTATAATGGTTTTGATTAACAAACTCATTAATAACAGAGTGAGCGAATCCCATTTCTATAGCTTGTGAGCTAGTTAAATCAGTAGCTTTATTCATTAATGGCTCAATAGAATCTATTGGAGTGCCAGTAACTTTAGAATAAAAATCTAATATCTTAGTTTGTTCTGCTTTTAAATCTTCACCTAATGCGATTAAATCGTTACCCTCCATTGGAGTTTGGCTGTTAGGCATCCAGTAAGGATTGTGGATAAAGAATTTACTATTTTCATGTAGTTTTCTAACTGAACCAGCCATATAAATAACAGTAGCAATAGACCCCACAATCCCCTCACCAATAGTAGTAATTGTTTTGCCACTTGCTTTTAACTTGTCGTAAATAGCCCAACCCTCAGTAACTGACCCGCCACCACTATTAATATAAACATGAATATCTGTTACATCTGATTCTAGTGAATCTAAGAACTTTTTTAACTTAGATAGGTTAAATGTTTCTTCACCTGAAAACATAGAAACTATATCAGCACCACCGATATATCCCTCAATATTTAATTTAGCAATTTTCATTATAACAAAGATATATTGAAATAATTGCTTATATTTGTGTTTTAGATTTTAACTTAATAAGTAAAATGGATAAAGAATATAAGTTCGCATTTAAAGTAAAACAAGTTTGTTTAAGTGGTTTATATTTAAGAATGTTTGAATATGACTGTAAGAAAAATAAAAAAACCCATAGCGGATTGCTAAGGGAAATAGTAAAAGAACATTATAAATTAAAACCGCCTTTAGGATTCTTTACTAAAGATTAGCAACGTTAACACTAACCTCGCTAGATTTATTTACTCTATTAATATCTGTAACTTTTACAACTGGAGCTGGTATATTACTCATAAACTGCATTAATGTACTTTGCATATTTGCATCGTTTTGAACTTGTCTACTAGCTGAACGGTTAGTAAATCCACCATCATAGAAACCACTAATACCACTAGGTGTAATGCCTTTTCTCATAGCTTCTAATTGTGAAGCCATTAATGAACCTTGTGGTGTATTTAATACTTTGCTAGGTATAACATATTCATCTTTATGATAAGTATAATCTTTAGTGCCTAAGTTAGTTGAAACATCTTTAGGATTACCTTCACCAGTATAACCACCATCATAGTACTCAAACTTTTGACTAGCTATCTTTGCCACGTTTGCTGTAGTTGTAATACCAACGGCAGCAGCAGCAGCAACGTTTGCATAATATGGTAGTGTAGCAAAAGCATTAACAACGGCAACAGCACCATTTATTAATGTAGTAACAATAGATAAGGCTTTACGAGTATTAAACTGGTCTTCAGCAGCATCCCTATCTTCTTGCGTTCCTTTCTCTAAGTTGCTTCTTTGTACTGTATAATAAGCATCTGATAATTCGGCAAGTGAATTTGTTAAACCTTGCGCTACTTGTAAATCACTTTGAGCTGCTGCTAGTTTAGCTTGTGTTTCTTGTTGTCTATATCGCTCTCTAATCTCAGCTTTTTTAATTTCATTATCTTCAACCGCTGCTAATTCTTGTGCTTCTTCTGCTTTTAATAATTCTAGTTTAGCTGCTAATATATCACCACCTGNAATGGTAATGTAGCAAAAGCATTAACAACTGCAACAGCACCATTAATTAATGTAGTAACAATAGACAACGCTTTACGTGTATTAAATTGGTCTTCGGCAGCGTCTCTATCTTCTTGTGTTCCTTTTTCTAAGTTGCTTCTTTGTACTGTGTAATAAGCATCTGATAATTCGGCAAGTGAATTTGTTAAACCTTGAGCTACTTGTAAATCACTTTGAGCGGACGCTAGTTTAGCCTGTGTTTCTTGTTGTCTATATCGCTCTCTAATCTCAGCTTTTTTAATTTCATTATCTTCAACTGCTGCTAATTCTTGTTCTTCTTCTGCTTTTAATAATTCTAGTTTAGCTGCTAATATATCACCACCTG